ATTGACTTTGCTTGAGAATCTGTAGAGAGATTTTTTATTGATCTCCAGGTAGTACTAAAGTAAGGCCCACATACAACACAGGCACCATTACACTTTCTACTGGTCCAGATCTTTACAGATTGTAATGAATTCTTTCCTTCATGACAGTCCTGTTCTATTAATTCAATATCTCTATCAGTTTGATAATCAAAATTTCTATTTTGTAAAATTCTATCACTGTCTACCCCTTGATCTTCTAAATCCCAGCACCGCTGACATGCTGGTGTTTTTACATCATTTAACATATCTTGCTTAATTTTTTCTACATTGGGAGTAGGGTTATCGGTTAACAAACAGCAAGGTGTTTTAGATCCGTCGATGTTATATTCCATGGTATAGAAAGGTTGAATACAAAAATATTTACTCATATGTGTATTTAACCGGTAAGTATTGTGAACAAATGTTTTTTATCATATAATGTTGATAAATACTATCACTAACGGAAACTTAACTTATGCAACGTAAAACAAAAAGTATTTTAGATGAATTGAGCTCAATGCACATTAGCAAAGACAAAAATCACCTAGTTGAGAGTCGTGCTAATAACATTATCCAATCTGCTATCAATATTTTTGAACAGATCGATAATCTTTATACTCGCGAACAAGCAGAAGATTTACAGCGTAAGTTTGTTAACGCAATCAAATCAAGAGACCCTAAAAAGTTTGCTCGTTCAGTGAGACGTAAAGATGAAGATTAATGAAGGCGGAAACGTATTCAAAGATGAACGTGGCACTCCTTTAACCCAGAGAATTAATCTTGCTGATGTTAAGCCAACTGTAAAGTATTTAGAATCACTAACAGGCTTACCTCTACTAGACAATATGCTAGGCTCAACAGGTAAAAAGCCTACATCGGGTGATTTAGATCTTGCTGTTGACGCTTCAAAACATACCAAAGAAGAATTATACAATAAACTAATATCACAAGGTGTAAACACAACTGATGTTGCTAAGTCAGGCGATAGTGTACACTATAAATGTCCTATTAACGGTGATCCAATGAACGGCTATGTACAAGTAGACTTTATGTTTGGTGATCCTAAATGGCAACAGTTTGCTCTTAACGCATCACCTGACTCTGAATTCAAAGGTGTACACCGTGCTATTCTATTAGCCAGTATTGCTAAAGCCAGAGGTATGAAATGGTCATACAAGTTTGGCCTAGTATCAAGAGAAACAAACAAAGTTATATCAAACAATCCAGATGAAATTGCTCGAATGTTAATTGGTGGAACACGTAAAGATCTAGCCAGTGTAGAAACTATTATAGCACAGGCAAAGAAAAACAATGATTATGAAGCACTAGTAGCAGATGCCAGAGAAACGTTTGCTAAGGATGGACTACAGTTTGAGTCTGTAGAAACAGAAGTAGATTGGATTGCTCGTACAAGAGATAGAATAGTTAATCAAGGAATGCAGGTTATTACAGAAGCGGCCAGGATTGAACATCCTGAGGATATGATTTTTAATGATGGTGCTAGAGGTGCTCTTAAGGCAGTTGAAGAATTAAACTTCTTACCTAAGTCTGCTAAAGACATCACAATTAAATGGGATGGCAAGCCAGCAATTATATTTGGCCGTGATGAAGATGGAGACTTTGTACTAACAGACAAGTCAGGCTTTACTGCTAAAACATACGCAGGAATTGCTAAGTCACCAGAAGAACTAGAAAAGATTATGCAGATGCGTGGCGGTGATCGTTCAGAATTAATTAACATGTATAAAGCATTATGGCCTGCACTAGAAGCACAAACACCAAAAGGTCTGAGTGGTTACTTTAAAGCAGACCTATTATGGACAGGCATGCCTGCTAAACAAGGAAACAAATATGTGTTTACACCAAACACTGTAACATATTCAGTTGATGTAGACACTGACCTAGGTAAACAAATAAGCACAAGCCAAGCAGGTCTGGCAATACACACATACTTGACAGGTCCTACAGATTCAGGACAACCATTTCATGCTGTAGAAAAATTACCTACTGGTCCTATATTGTTTGTAGGTCCTAAAATGAAAGAAACACCTAAGGTAGATTTACCAACAGGCAAACTAGATCAAATTGAATCTACAGTTAGAAGTAATCAACGTGCTATTGATAAATTCTTTATGCCAATTATTTTACGTGAAAAACAACTAAGTGACTTACCACAGTTAATGAAACAGTTTGCTAACTTCAAAGTTAGAGAAGGTAACTTTAATAACATGGCTGGCAACTTTGCTAACTGGGCAGTGACTAAAGTTTCAAAACCTAAAGGTGACAGACTAGTTGCTTATGTCAGCGAAAATATGAAAGTAGTTGAATTAATTTTTAAAGTGTTTAATGCTATTGCTGTTATTAAAACACAGATTGTTAGAGCACTAGACAAACAAGGCGGTGGTATATCAGCAACAATAGATGGTGAGTCAGGACACGAAGGATATGTAGCAGGTGGTCTTAAATATGTTGATCGTTTAAGATTTTCAAAATCAAACTTTGCAAAGAATGTATAATGGAATTTATTAAGAACATAATTGAATCAAGAATGTATCGTAGACTTGGCCAAGTCAAAGGAACTGACGTGGCTACATTGGCCGCATTGGTATTTGATCATTTAATGATGCTAAGAGTTTTATACTATATTGATAAACCTAAGGCTATGAAGTATGCTAAGAACACAATCAAGCAACAAAACTTTAGTGGCTTTAGACAGTCTATGACTGACTTATATAACTTCTTAACATTAGTAATGCAACAACGTCAATATGCTGATAAACTCTTTAACGATTGGGACGTACAGATTCCCGAACTAAGAATAAAACGTATCCTTAGAGATCTAGCAGATGGTCAGATAGACGAGAAAGATTTTAATCAACTGTTGATGTTATTACAGAGACGTATCAAAGGACTAACATCAGATCAAATGTGGTTACGTAGACTAGTACAAGATTGGCACAAACGTATTAGTAAAATGGATCGTAAACAAGCAATCATGCGTATCCTACAAACTGTTAGACGTCCTATTAACTCAGACTTGTACATGCTTTTACAGAGTTCTACAAACGTTACTCCAACTAACGCATAATGTGGGGATATTTAATTGGCCTGTGTATGATGGTCAACGGTGAGCAAGAGTGTAAAGACGAAGCATTTGTTCCTAACTTTACATCACAAACAGCCTGCGAAGTACACGCAATACTACAAACAACTATAATCAACTATGATCTTGTACACATAGACGGTGTATATGATATATGGGTAGCACCTACACAATGTATTGATGTACCTGTAAGACCTTCAACAGATTTTTTTGAAAAACTACACTGAAAATACTTTTAATTTGGACTAAATAAGTGTAGGGAAGAAATTATTTCCCACACATTAAGGAGATATTATTATGGCAGTTTTATCAAACAACGCGGCAGTAGGCGCATCACAAGGCTTAGGTCCAACTACTTACGTATGTACAGTAGCAACAGGTACAGTTTCAGTATCAGCGGCTTGTAACGAAATTCAAAACGAAGGCGGTACAATCGTAGCAGTTGAAGGTACAGCAGACGGTTCATACGTTTTAGTTCAAGGTGGTCCAACACCAGCAGTAACAGGCGTAACTGTAGCGGCAACATTATCATAAGTTTTTAACTTATCTAAAGAGCCCTGTTTTTTAGCAGGGCTTTTTTTGTGGCTATAAATACGTGTATGGAACAACAAGAATTGTTTGAGCGAGATACAACTGCTTGGGTTTACGAATCACCCGATCGTGGCAAAACTATTTACAGACGTAAACTTATGGATCCACACTATAAACGTGAACTAGTTACTGAACTAGATGACGAGTTCAAAGACTATAGAGACTGGATGTATAAACAAGACTGGTCAACATTATCTCAAAAACCCGCAATCAAAGAAGCTCTAGATAGACTTAGAGTGTTAGTAGAATTAATAAAAGAATGATACGTTGTTATACATTAATAGATATCACACCTACAGGTTTTACACGTAAGCCTAAAACACCTGAGGAGATTATACGACGTAATCAACAACGTAACTACGAAACATTCTTACAGTTAATATCTTTAAGAGCTCAGCCCACAGTAGAACACACACCTATTAAACTAGAAGATATTCAAATAGAAGAACACATATTTGGCAGTTACTACATGCCAAGTTTATTTCCTTACACTATATGGTGCTTTGACTTTTGCTCAGAACAAATAGAAGCCTATAGAAGCGAGGACAGTCCTGTAGGCAGTCTAATACAAGACTTTAACGGAATACCTATCATAGATGGCCTAGCAGAAACAGCCAAAATCAATAATACAATCAACACGTTAGGTGAACACACCAATACTTATTTTCAGGTAATTTAGCCGATTATGATAAATAAAAACAAGCAACTAGTTTAGGCTAGTTACAAAGCATAGATTACACAAAATAGGCACATATAGGCTACTTACTAGGCACAGCAAAGATTTAATGCTTTAATATCCTTTTGGAGAAAAAAGCGTTGAGTACTACTCAAATTGAGAAAGAAAATTTAGAAGCCCACGTAGAGTTATGTGCCGAGAGGTACGATGCGTTGGAAACTAAATTAGACACAGTTGAGCAAAAAGTAAGTTCGTTAGAACGTTCAGTAGGCGAAATCAAAGATATGATTGTACATCTTGATCGTCGACGTTCAACACAACTGATTACTTGGGCTGGCACAGCAATTACTATGTTGATTGGTGTGGTAGGTTGGTTACTAACTAAGTTTGTTTGGTAAGTCATTATGGCTATCACAGACAGAAATTATAAAAAGTTTCGTAACCTCGCTGTACAGAGCTTACAAAGTCTTTCATCAAACATAATCGTCAAAGTTAAGGACGATTTTGTCGTCTTTAGTCGTTATAAAATTTCTCCAGTTGGCGACGGGTATTTTAATTTATACCGTCATGGTACACTAGTACATGAGTTTACAAACAGTCGTAACGCTCTAGCATATTGCATACTAGAGAATCAAGCAAGGATATTAGAAGCAGAACATTTGCTAAGACAGGATAAGAGATTACAGCGTCTTGATACGGATATTGATCGTCAAAGTCAAATTATGCGTACAACAAAAGATGCTAATAGAAAAATGTTGATGGCCGACAAAGTGTTGAATAATATTGCTATTAGAAGTGATATTAAAATTAAGTTGAACGACACTATTGAATTGGCTAAATACTATCAACAAAAAGGATTCGACGATGAAACTGCAAGAACTAGCAACAAATAAAATTAAACAGGTTGGCAAACTTATGGAGAGCTACTTCAATCGTAAGGTTGACGTATCAGGTCTTTCATTAGAACAGGCTCAGAAGTTATTGGCTAAAACAACAGCATTGGTAAATGAAGTACAATCAAGCATTGATAGACACACTTCACAGAATAACCCTGCTTACTTACAAGCACTAATGATGAAAGAAGCATTAGAAGCACATGTTCAAGAAGGCACAGCAGATACAAGAAATCCATATGCTGGTGGTACAGGTGAGCAAAAGAAACATGTTGGTATGACAGCAATGGCACCAGCGGATATTGCTCCGGCAGATGAAGACGAAGAAGAAATGGAAGAAGCAAGTTGCGGTTCAAAGAAAAAACACAAGCATGAAAGTTCATGTTTAATGGCTGGTAAGAAAAAGAAAACATACGAAGCAAAACAAATTAATGAAGCAGACGTTGAAGAAGCACAGGTAACACTAGCGGCTCAAGACGTTGTTGATAGAATCCAAAAAATGTACGAAGATGTTGCAGAAATGCAATACAAGGACTTGCCTAATCTAGCACAAATGATGAAGCAAGAACTTGGTATTAACCAAACACAGGCATACTATGACGCAACAAATACAGCAATTTCAACTTTAGTACAGGCATTAGAACAGGCAAAAACAGATTTAGAAAGTGCAATGGCACCAATTACTGGCGAAGAAGTAGTTAGCCCAGACGAGTTTGCTACAGATGATGAAGCAGATTTAGATCTAGAAGCTGACGCTGACGTAGAATTAGACAGCGAAGAAGAAATCACAGACGAGCCAGAATTAGATACAGATTTAGGCAGAGAAAGACGCTAATGAAACTGTTTGAGGTATATGGTTCTGAAATGGAACTAGCGGCCTTGGTTCAGTATCTTATTAGTCGTTCAGAAGACTTAGGCACAAAAGGAAAGGTTGGAACAGAAACTTTTCTTAACATGGCAGATAATTTAGGCATTAACATTTCACTGAGCCAACTACAAAGTATGGCACAGAGAGCGCCGTTAAAGAACATGATTGCAGACGTGAGCCCACAGCATGTTAGTTTTGATCTAACATCAGCGGGTAATGCTACAATGAGTGTAGACAAAGCACGTAAAACGGTTGACTCCATGGCTAAAAGGGCAATGAAAAGGTAATCTCAACATTGACTTTTGCTATTCCATAAAGCCCTGTTTTTTAGCAGGGCTTTTTTTATGGTTGACATGGTGTATAAATAGTGTACAATAATAGTCAAGTATTATCTAAATGGAGATATAAAATAGATGGCGTACAGCGATAAGGTATTAGATCATTATGAAAACCCACGCAACGTTGGTTCGCTAGACAAAGACGATCCTAGTGTGGGAACAGGTATGGTTGGTGCTCCGGCATGCGGAGACGTAATGAAGTTACAGATCAAGGTGGAAGATGGAATTATTCAAGATGCTAAGTTTAAGACTTATGGTTGTGGTAGTGCTATCGCAAGTAGTAGTCTCGTCACAGAACTTCTCAAGGGGAAGACACTGGATGAAGCCACCGCAATTAGAAACAGCCATATCGCGGAGGAACTCGCACTTCCGCCCGTCAAGATTCATTGCTCTGTCCTTGCTGAGGATGCGATCAAATCAGCAATAAAAGATTATAAGGAAAAGAGTGGATCATAAGTTTACTTTAGACTTTAACATACTAGCCAGTCGAGAGCTAGTACAGGTCTATAGTCAGCTTAGTCAAAGTGAACGTTCAGCAATATCAAGAGAAATGTTATTACATGTTCCTATACTTGCCTGGTTAGATAAGAACATTGGTCAAATAATCGTTGATGTAGAAATTGGTTTAGAATTTATCATAGGTAACGGATGGAGACTACATAACTATATGTACGATCACGAGGTAGGAACCAAAAGTGAAATATGGTTTGAGCCTTTTGTAGATAAACAAAAAATAACTGAATTCGCTTTAAGATGGATAAAATAGATGTAATCATAATTGGTGCAGGTATAGCAGGAATACAATCTGCTTATTATATTCAAAAGAACTGTCCGCACTTATCATATAAAATATTAGAATCAAGATCTGATTTAGGTGGTACTTGGGATTTAATGAAATACCCAGGCGTTAGGTCAGACAGCGATATGTATACCTATGGATACAGTTTTAATCCTTGGCATGGCACTAGTATTGCTTCTGGCGAAGAAATTAAAGATTACATTGACCAAACTGCTGAAAGATTTGATATTAAACAACACATTAAGTTTAATCAATCAGTAAAAACATTAGACTGGATTAAAAACAGTTGGGTAGTTAATAATCAAATACAAGCAAAATATGTTATTTGTTGTACAGGTTATTATGACTATGATAATGTTAATTTACCCTCTATTGACAAACAAGAACTGTATCAAGGAACCATAGTTCATCCACAACATTGGAATAACACAGACTTCAAACATAAAGACGTTGCTATTGTTGGTAGTGGTTGTACTGCTATAACCATGCTACCTAAGATAGCTGAACAAGCAAAGTCTGTGACATTGATACAACGTAGTCCAGGATGGATAACCAGCATCGACAGTAAAGAACGTTCAACTAGACTTAAAAAAACTTTACAATCTTTAAAAAATTATTTTTATTGTAGACTATTTAAAAACAAAATAAAAGAAAAGTTTAAAGCAAATCATTATTATACTCCGGATAGAATACCTAGTTATGACGTATGGGATCAAAGAGTATGTTGTACAACAGACTGGCAATACTTTACAGCAATGAATAAACTTAATGTTAGAACAGAAACCAGCGAAATATATCAATGGAAACCTCAAGGGTTAATGCTAACAAACAATAAAATAATTAAAAGTGATATTACAATAATGGCCACTGGCTTTAATATTAAATTATTAGGCGATATAGAGATCACAGTTAACGGAAAACCTATTAATATAAACGAGTCAAGTTGGTACAAGGGAATGATGTATAGTGGAGTACCAAATTTATTTTCTATGTTTGGCTATGTTAATTTTAGTTGGACTGCTAGATGTGAATTAATTAGTAAACGTATTTCAAAAATAATCAATTATATGACTAAAAAGAAATTACAAACATGTACTCCAAAATATTTGGGCAAAACAACACCACCACCTTTACAATCAAACTATATACTTAGAGCAATGAATAAGTTTCCTCGCAAGACTTATAAATTTAGTCAGAACTATTTTAAAGAATGGATTACTTTTAAATGGTCAAAAATAAATGATGGAGCAGTAGAGTTTAAATGATTACTATAACAGATTCAGCAGTAGCAAAGATTAAAGAAATCTTAGCAGAAGAACAAGATCCTAACTTAAAAGTTAGAATGTTTGTACAAGGTGGCGGATGCTCAGGCTTTCAATATGGATTTACTCTAGATGACCAAGGTGCTCAAGAAGACGACTTTGTTATTGAAAAAGACGGTGTTGAAATACTAGTAGACGCCATGAGTAGTCAATACGTACAAGGTGCAGAAGTTGATTGGCAAGAATCAGTAACTGGCAGTCAATTTGCTATACGTAATCCTAACGCTACAACTACTTGCGGATGTGGATCTAGTTTTTCAGTATGA